TACCGTTGCTGCGTTATTGGTAAATAAAATAGTTGCCATAGTTTTATCCTAAAGTTTTTGTATTTAAAGCTGAGCCATTAATAGCCGTTGTTGATTTGGTATGACTAGGGAAAATCAAAGTCGTTAATGTTACTGTCTCAATTACTGGAATAAGTACTGGAGGTGCTACAAAAGCAAATGTTATAAACTGATCAGCAGGTTCTGGTCTTAACCAAGGAGCTATCTGCGTATCAGGAACACCTCTTACAAAGTCTTGTGGTTGACGTATTTCCCAATCATCATCACAACACATTAAACCATCCCAGCGTTGTGTTAACTGAGAGGCTTTATATTTACGACCACAGACATCACAGTCTGCTATCCAGTCTCCCTTGTCATATCTAGGTATGTAACTCAAGGAAGTCTCCTAAACGTTAAGAGGAGCTAATACTGGTAAATCTGCTACAATTGTATAGACATTAGTTAAAGATGTAGTAACTGACATTTCAATACGATAGATCACTCCATCTAAACCACCAGAAATTCTTTGAGAAACTAGTTGTCCACTAATACTCGGACTACCTACTTTAATAGAATTAGGGCTAGGATCAGTTCCTTCTTTAACTTCTATAGTACAGGATGCTGAGCTAATTGTCTCAGATGATGCCATAATAGGGGAGAAGTCAAAGGTAAACTGCTCATTTTCTGTGGTTATTTTGTACGAAAAATCGGTACTCATGAAAGCAGATCCTTATCAATAAATATTGTTCTAAATTTGGTAACAGTAACTTGTCTAATTCTATCAGCAGCATAAATTAGTCTATCTACGGGATAGTTAACAAACGATACTGCATTAGCAAGTAAACTTGCAATTACTGTAGAAGTAGCATTAATATATTTATTAATAAGCTTACTTAATATAATAACACAATTTACAGAAATTGTCAAGGTTTTTAATAGGGTATTTTGTAAAGTAACTATACTAGTTGAAACTACATTTAAAGCTCTATAGTAGAATCTACCAGAAATTAGTGTAGAAGTAGACGTAACTGTAGCTAAAAGTGTTCTAAATAAACTAGTTATTTTAGTTATAGTAGCTGTTATACTTACTAAAACTAAAGACATAGTTTTACTAATACCTTTGGTAATACTAACTGAAGATGATGAATAAGCTAATAAAGTAAGTAATCTATTAGTAGCTGTTAAAATAACAGCAGCTACTACTTGAATATCTGTAATAAATTTACTTATAAACTTAGAAATAGTACTTGATGTAATACTATTATAAGTTAGTTCTACTAAATGATTAGCTATAGTTGTAAGTGTTGAAACACTTGATACTATAGTAGATGTTAAATACTTAGCAACTTGTTTAACTAAACTAACAGTAGATGTTACTGTTGCAATTAAAGTTGTTGTAAAGCTTTTTAATATTGATACTGAACTAGTTACTAAAACAGAAAGTGTCTTACTAACACTTTTAATTATTGTTGCTAAAACTGTACTTGTAACTATTTTTGTAACTGAAATAGCTTTTACTATATTAGATGTAGTTATTGAACTTGCTGTAAGAATTACACCTAAGAAATACGCAAAAGCTAAAGTAACAGTACTTGTAACTAAACTTATTAAGTTTTTATTTGCTTGTTTTGTTATACTTGAATTTACATAACTATCTGGAGTGGAAGCACTATCAATAGCCCGTGCATTTAAGAAGAAACTATTGATAGCTCCACTAATATAGCTATAAACTTGATTGGCGTAAATGTACGCAACAAGTACTACATTACGTTGTACTGGTCCTCCATTTACAACCTCTTCGTTAACTGCCCTTTGATTAAGAGCCATAGCATATTAACTAAATTGAGTTTTAAAAGTAAACTGAATGCTGTCACCTGATGTTAAAGCAATACCTGTAAAGTCACCTTTAACAAATAAGTTACCAGATGTATTAGCATCAAATAAACCCGCATTAGTAATAGTTACAGATCCTGATGCAGTTAATGTACCAATTACTTGATATGTATCATTAGTAGTTGTAGTTGTTTGTTGTGTTGCTGTACCAGTTGTACGTGATCCTGTCTCTGAAAAAAGAGTAGTATCTGTAGCAGTTGTTGTACCAGCACCAGTACCCCAACCAACATACTTAGGTTGTGTAGCAGCTCCACCAGCAAGGTAATTTGTTACAATAGCCTTACCAGTATCGACTAATAGTGTAGCCATTTTTTAATTCTCCATAATAAACGTTTAATTGGGTTTTTATGCCAATATTGAATTGTTCCAAGATCTTCAATAGTACCATCTGCCCGTACAATACGAGCAGATAGTTCCATTTGTTTTACTTTAGCAGTAGAAGTTATCATGATAAGTTTCTTAATTTATAAATAGTACTTAAATATAAACCAATAATTTCATCAATAATGTTCTGAATAGCTGATCTACCAGAAGCAGTATGACGTAATTTTTCAATCATATTAACTTGTTTAACTAAGAAGTCATCAATAGGTTCTAAAGGAGTATTAGCAAATAATGGAATATCTGCCATAATACCTTCATCTCCTTGGTAAGCTTCTGCTAACTTATCTGCAAACTCAATAACATCTTCATAAAAATGTCCTAAAGCTTTATGTTGAGCATAGCTCTTAGTTTTAAGATGTTCTTTATGAGTTACATTACGAGCATGAAATAATAAACCTATGATCTCTTCCATGTTAACTCCACTGTTTAATACATTCAATAGTCATACTGAATGATAGTGTACCTGATGAATAACCATCTGTATCATACAAAACTTTACCATCTACACCGGTACCTGCATTGTTTTGTAAGAAACCAAATTGTTCTGCATTTACACAACCTCTACCTGTAAATCTCCAGATAGGTACATCGGTAGTTGCATTCCAATAAAGGTTAACAGCTAAACCATCTTCTACGTCATAGTTAATCTTTTTAATTGCTACTTTAGTAGGTTGTTGTGAATTTAAGCCTGAAGCATTAACTGCAGCAACAAGTGCTGGATCAATTAATGTAGATAAGCTCACATTACTTGTATCTAAAATACCAACTAGTTTGATAACTAAATTACGTTCACTATCAACTAGTGTTTGAACTGAGGTTACATTAGCCATGTTAGCCTCCTATTATCGTGTAACTTCTGTGGATGCTAAGATATAATCAACAGTTAATGTATCAGTAGCTGTAGGTGTAATTTGCATTACTGGACCTAAGTTAGCATCAGTTAATGTTGTACCTGAAGAACCAATAGTAGGTGCAGATACTCTAGCAACTAATACGTTATTTGAGAATACTAATAGATCAGTACCATTGTAGTAGAAACCAAGTTCTAAGTATGTATCAGCAGCAGCTGTTGCAACACCTGTAACTAAAGTAGTTGTAGTAGAACCAACAACTGATACTAAGTTAACTGATGTTGAAGAAGCAGCTTTAGAGAACCAAAGACCATCATTAGCTGATGAACCTGCTCTTAAACCTACATAGAATGATTTAGTGCTTGAAACAGCAGAAGCTTTAAAACGTGTGCTAAACCACATTTGGTTACCTGCTACGAAAGCTACGTTAGATGCTGTTTTATATGCAGCTGTAGCTGTAGTTGTACCACCTGGAGTAAGAATAGCTAAACCACCATTACCTGCTGTTAAAGCAAGTGTAGATGATGTACCTGTTACTGTATACTCAGCAACTGTTGATACGAAGTCGTTAGCATATTCTGCTACGCCTGTAGTTGTAGAACCACTTGTACTAAATGGAGCTGGTAACGGATAGTTACCAAATAAGTATTGTGCATCATTGGTTGATACACCATTTGAAAATCTTGTTGGGTTTGACATGTAAATCTCCTTTGACGTTGTTATGTTTTAACAACGCAGTTTAATCTGCGTCATCAGAGAACAATAAATTATTTGCCCTTCTTAACAGGTGGGCGTTTACCTTTTTTTTCTTGAATTGGGTATGACATATAAACTCCTTAGGTAAAGATTGGAGGGACATTTTAAGCCCCTCCTACCTTTAATTAAGTCCTAATTAAGGACCATTAACACCGTAGATTGCTCTAGGATCTGTCCAACCAAAGCTATATCTTTCGTAACCTTTAGCCTTAGCATTCATTGTATCAAAATCATTGTCTTGATCGAATTGAATACCAACGCGGCTATAGTACTTAAGACCGTTTTGGATGTTAGTACGAACAAACCATGCATTTGGTGATGTTAAGTAGTGGTTCATTACAATACCTTCTGGTAAAGCATTTGTCGCTACTAAAACGTTCACTGCATTGTTTGCTGTTGATGGTGTATATGCTGACTTAAGAATACGATGAGCATTCCAGAAGTTTTGACGTGCAACAACTAAGCTTCTTGGCATAACATTGATCAAAAGACCACGGTCATTTTGGAAACCCATAATTGCTGTCAATGCATCTTCTAAAGAAGCTTCTGACAAGTCAGCAGCAACTGTAGGAGCATTAGCAAATGTACCACCAGATGTGTTAGGGTGTGCTGTAGAACATAGTTCAACACCGTCACCACCTTTGTATGTAGAATTAAATGCACGGTTGTAGATGTTAGCACCAACGTTTTCTTTCGTTTGACGGAAAGACATTGCTAATGCAGCAGATCTACGACGTGATACTTGTTCATACAAGTTGTCATCTAACTCTTCTTTTGTTACGATATAACCCAATGCATAAGCAATGTGTGTGTATCGTGTTGTGAAACCTTGAATTTCTGAATCGTATGCAACGCCAGAACCTTCGGATTTAACTGGAGCTAAACCGAAACCTGTAAGTTGAACATCTTCTTCATAGTTCATTGAGGATGTGTCACTGTCAAACAATTGAGAATATTCTTCTTTATGTTCGTCATAGACTTGACCCCACCATGCTTTGATCCCTGGCCATAGAGCCTTTGGATGTGAAGCGGTTGTTATAATACCAGCCATGTTATATTCTCCTTATTAAGCCGTGCCAACTGGGTTGAGGAATTGATGCTTGTTCCATTTTACCAAAGCTTGAGCATAGGCACCAGGTTCATTATTAACTGCTTGAACTAGGCCAATGATTTGTAATGGTAAAGCTAATGAGCCAGAAGACGCAATAGCTAAGAATGAAGAAGCATTCAATACTGTGTTTGATAGCGGAGCTGATTGAGCAAGAGTTGTTTGGTTAGCTGTAATAGTTAAACCAGCATTCTTGAATACGTCAGCAGCAGCTACACCTGTAGCATCACCTGTTACTTGGAAAATAACTGCTGGATCATCCACTACGTAAACGTAGCGAGTGCCAGAATTAAGAGGCAAGTAGATTGTATTAAGAGCCAATGTAGTACCTACAAGAGATACACCTGGATCTGATACGCGGATACCTACGATAACACCAACAGGTGTATCAGTAGTAAGCGCTTTTGTTACATAAGGTACACCATTTGCATCGCTAGAACCTGCAACTTTAACAACGTCGCCAATAGCGTAAGTGTTAGAACCGTCGTTAGCGATAGCATAAAGGCGACCCTGTTCGTTGTACGCAGCACCAGTAATTGTTCCTACTGGGCTAAGTCCACGAGGGGTATTTGCGTTAGCCATTTTTATTTCCTTTTAGAAATTAAGTTTATGTTTTGTAGTTAATACCACCCCTAGGAGTATAGAAACCATCAGAACTTGTACCGTCCTTAACGTTTACACCACCACGGATTGCATCATCTACGCGATCATTTCGTTTTTGTAACTCTCTTTGATCTTCTTCCCACCATTCTTGTTTAATTTTTAACAAGTAGGCATAAAGACCATCACCTTTCTCACTTGTACCGACGAGGTATCTTACCTTCTCTCCTAAATCTGTATTACCAGATGTAACACTATCCTTTACGCCGCCAACTTCGTCAGGAGATACAAACTCCCATCCTCCGTCTATTGCGGTTTGGATACGACCAGGTTCATCATTAAAGATGTGTAGTACATATCCAGGGATTTGATGATTAACAGTTAACTTAGCTTGAGTACCATTAAAAACGTTTCTAACACGTTCACGTGAAGGACGTTCTGCAGCAGTTCTAGTAAGTGCCTGTTCTTTTTTCTCTTCAATTGTTAATGCTTTTGCCATAATTGTTCTCCTTAATTCCAGTCGTAACTATCTACGTATTCTTGTTTAGATTTAATCCATCCATTTTTAATGAATCGATCACATGCTTGTTTTGCGTCATCAGGTAAGTTATCATAAGACTTTTTACCAGATGATGTACCTCCTCTAACACTACCAGTAGAATCTACTGCACTGCCTTTGGCTTTATTGCCTAAGACTTTTTGAGGGAAGTACTCCACAATTTTCTCATCAAGCTTATCTAAAAAAGCACGACCAGTAAGGTGAGGGAATTGCTTACGTACAGATGCTCCTAATCCGTTAGCTACGTCTGTCATCTCAATGTCTTGTCCAAACCATTGATTGCGACCTAACCAACTTTGTAAATCTGGATCATCAGGTACACTTGCTTGAGCTTCAGTTTTAGGTGCTGGTTCAGGTTTCTTTTCAGCTTCCTTCTTAGCCTCTTTCTGAGCTTCTTTTAATGAATCGATTTGGTCGTCAATATCAACTACCTTATCGCCATCCCCTGCTGCAATTGCTTCCCGTTTTTGAGTCTTTAACTGAGCTATTTGAACTTCATACTCAGCTGACTTACGTTCAAAAGATTCCTTTTGGAACTTCTTAAACTCTTCAACGGATGCCTTAATGCTGTCAATTTCCTTGGCTTTTTCATCTAATTTCTTCATAAGAAGTTCATTGTTCTTACGGAGAATTGGATTAATCTCTTTGCCACGTTTTACAAATACATCTGCATCTACCCAATCAGATTCTGATCCTCTGAATTCCTCTTTAGGAACCCATCCAAAAAGCCTAGCTTCTTTTTCAACTTGTGGATCTAATTGTTGGACTTCTTGTTCAGTACTTGCTTCTTGTTGCTCTACTTGTTTTTCTTCTGACATACTTTTTCCTTTATTCGACTATTGCTACAACGTCTAAATCATTAATGATTCGGTATTCTTTTTCATCAGCTCCATCATAGATTAGGCCTGAGTACTTACCAAAGATTACATGGTCACCTACTTTAGCCCAAGGGCTTGGTTGGTCTAACCATGCACTATCGCCAATTTCAACAATAGTACCTTTTAGCTGTGCTAGTCTTTCCCTATCTCTAGTTTCACCGACTGACAAAATAATACCACTTTGTGTTACTTCTTCCACTGGATCTGGGAGTATTAAAACTCTGTGACCCTTTGGATGAATGCCACTAGTATTTTGCGTCATCTCTTGCTCCTTCTACTAGGTCCTCAAATGTTACGTTAAGGATACCTAAAATTGCGTTACATCTACCTCTTACTTCATTCTCATCAGATGAGTTACCTCTGACAAGTTGTTCTTTCATGTACTCTCTGTCGTTATGCAGAGCCTTCTTGAGTGCCTTGGTCACTGGATGTTCCACCCATTCCAAGAACTCCTGCTGCGTTATTATCATACTCTATTGCTCCCTCGGTTGCTTTCATCATCATCTCAATAGATTTAAGAATACCTTCTTGGTGAGCTTTAGCAGCACCCAATTGAGTTTGCAACATAGCAATATCATGACCTGCTTTAACACCACCTGCTTCCTCAAGTGCTTTAGCCGCATCAGCTTCCATTTTAAGTATCTTAGCTCTATTTAGTTCTGCCTCTTGTTGTAACTTCATGACACCAAGTTTAAACTTAGTTTCAAGTGAAAGTTTACGTTCTTGGGCTTTAATTTGTTCAACTTGAACCTTAACATCTGGACCGCTTTGGATAGCGTTAGGACCTTGAGGATCAGGTAGAACTTCTTCAATGTTAGGTATCTTAAGTGCTTCAAGATATCTATACATAACTTTATAAGTATTGAATCCAGGTACCATAAGAGCTGTTTGTTTTAATGTTTCAGCTTGCATGATACGTTGAACATCAGATACTACATGTGGATCTGCAGCTGGTCTTAGATCTGTAGAATTGCTTTCATAGTCAGATGCTAAAACTGCATTACCACCAAATCTATATTCTTCAGGTAAGTAAAGTTGATTTAAACGATATACTTTACGTAACTCTTCATTAAGAGATCTGTAAATACGTTTAAAGATACCTGCAAATACTTTCATACCTTGTTCTGCCATAGTACGTGATGTTTCTGCAGGAGTATTTTGACCTACATTCTCACCTACCATAATGTCTGTAGAACCTACAATTCTTTCACCATAATTAACAAGTGTTGTTAATAATGTGAATAATACATTGCTTGGTTCACGAACAGGTAATGGATAAATACCTTTTGCTAAATCTTCGCCAGTAGAATCAACATGCTTCCACTCCAAAGGAGCAAAGTTATAATTACCGCCACGGATTTTAATTCCTCTTGAGAGAAACCCGCCAGCAGTATTAGCCATGGTACCAGCATCAACAAGTTGATTAATAATTGTATTGATAGATTCATTTAGAGGTCCTAAAAGAATACCAAAACCAATATCATAGAAACCACCATCAGGTGATGGAATAAATGAGTATTTGGTAAAGTAGCTTTCAGGTTTGATACTTAGTATCTCACCCTTAGCATTTCGTTTAATGGAACTATCAAAATAGTTAGCAACAATACGAACTACTTTTCTAGTGTCTTTATGAACTGTAATGATGTATGGTTCTTTAAAACCATCACCATCAAGATCTTCCCAACGATGTTGCTCAATAAATTCAAAAGGAGTTGCAGGATCTGATTGAGGTGGATTTACACCTTGTGACTTATCTTGTGCCTCTGCTAAGTCATCTCCTACAATTTGTTGTTGTATTCTTGCATTAAAGTCTTCTGTCCAAATACCTCTACGTTGTCTTGAAAGAACATCATTCTTTGACAAGTAAAGAACATGAGATTGTCTGTTACAATCTTTAAGACTCTTTGTCCAATATGATACAACAAAGTCTTTTGCTAAAATGTTTTCTGAAACTGGATGGTCTTCATTGAAGTCCCAATATGTTTTCTTAAATGCACAGCCTACAATAGGTACTGTGATAAGAACTTTATCCATCTCACTTTCCCAGTTTTGATCTTCTTTCAATAACTGGTAAGACATGTGTTTTTCAATACGTTTATTTTTATCTTCGTATTGTTTAATTTCTTCTGGAGGTAATGAAGTAGAATAGTTACAATCTACTTTAACAATATCTTGACTAGGTACTAAAGCAGGATAAGCTCTACTATGGAACTGTAATGCTGCAATAGTTACTAATGGAAACTTAATGTTTGATGCATTAGTCCATGGGAATGATTTAGCTTCTGCAACTTGAAGAGCTAACTTCATTGCAGTTTCTACTCTCTTTTCCCATTGATCTCTAGATTCTTTATCTAGATTAAACTCAGTTATTACATTAAATCCAATGGTAGTAAGATCACGTTCACTTAACATATCTACAATGTTAGGTGAATTAATAATCTTATTAATATTTAATTTTACGTCTAGTTCCATTTAGTATCCTGTTATTTGTGAACGTCCATCTGATTGTGATTGACGTCTTGCCATTTCATATTCATACTCATCTTCCTCTTCAGGAGTATCAGCATCTTGAACTTGGTCTACAATAAGACCTAACCAACTTAAAGCATCTACTTGGTCATCATGTCTAGCTTTAGGAAATCTTACCATCTCTTCTTCTAGATCTGGATACCAAGGAGCACTTTTATCAAACTTAACACCACCAGCTTTAAATCTAGCTTGGAAAGATCTAGCTCTAGTTTGTTTATCTTTTGTAGGAGTCATTGGAAATAGACTCATATATTCTTGTCTTGCTAATTGCTCACGTCTTAGAATAGGACCTAATGCTTTTTCAATTGCACCTTTTTCAGTAACAAAGTAATTAGGTTCATATTTCTTTTGTACTGCAAACATCTCTTCGACAATTTCTAAAGAGTCCCATCGGCCTCTTCGAATGTCTACTATATTCATTATACCATCTGAATCAATACCGCCAATAGCAATGACAGTATAATCGCTACGTTCTCTCGTTGATATAGCAAAATCAACTGCAGCGTAGTAAGTAAGTTTCTTTTCTTTGTGTCTAATAGCATCTAATGTAAACTTTGGTATCTCAATAAAGTCTGGTCGTTTAAAATATGCAGTAGACTCATCAATAGGATAATTAAGAAACTCTTGAGCATATACTTCAGGGATACCCTGTTTAGTATAATCTTCTTTCTTATCTCTAAAAAAGTCTGCTGTATATCTATCAGCCCATAGTATCTGGCTGTAATCTTCTGAATGAGCTCTATATCTTACAGATCTCCACTCTACACGTTTACGTGTTGAATATATCTTTAGAGGCTCAACCTTAGTATGATCGCCATCATAATCGGGAGGCATAAGACGATTGAGTAGGGAATCGAGATGTAACACAGTTCCCACAATACGTACAATACCATGCTGAGACCGACAAGGAAGAAGTGCAGCATAAAACCACCTTCTGAATTTCTCACGTCTGTCTTTTGATTGTACTTGTTCATCACCCTCTAAGTCGTCACAGATGATTAAGTCTGGTCGACGTTGATCCCATTTTAATCCTCGAACTCTTTGTTCTGCACCACGAACTAGAACTCGAAATTGTTCACCATCATCAAACTCTACAATGATATCAGTTTGTGAATCTTTAATAAGACCCTTAATAGCGAATAAGTTAATCAAGTCTTCATTGTTAACCAATTCATCTTTCAAGTCACTGAGGAAGTTTACAGCTTGACTCTCAGTATCTGAAACTATTAATGCAAACTTTCTATCTCTAAATAAAAGAGCAGCGAGCAAGTAGGCATGAGTGATCGCAGTTGATTTACCGTGTGCCCGCGGGGCTGCGATTGCTACAAGAGGATTGTCGCTGCAACAGAGATCCCACCACTCCAGATGGCATTGCGGAGTAGGGGTTGAACCGTCGTATCTCTTTGCTAAACAAGCCCCAGCAAATCCGTGGATTAGCTCAGGGGTTAATTTCATTTCTTAGTACATTTACACTTAGTTTGTTTTTCGCCTGGTTTGTGACCATTAGCGGATCTGTTAGAAGAAACAGAACGTATTCTAGTATTACTTAAAGATTTACTTCCACCGTTGCGTAAAGGTACCTTATGGTCTACATCTTTACCTGGTTGACCCTTAGCTCTTTCTGCTTTATTTCGTGCAGCTCTATCGGTCTTAGCTTGAGAACTAGAGTGATGTTTCTTGTACTCAGCTTTGTAATCTCTTTTATAATTTGGTGAGCTTGGCATTATTTAGCTTTTCTGTGTTCTTCTACAAGTTTTAAATATGCATTGTACATATCTTTGTTAGCAGGATGTAACATCATCTCATCAGTATGCTTAAGGTTCTTAACATACTCAC